GCCTTCGTTCCCATGCCTCCCTGACCCCAGCCGATTAGATGGTGTGGATCATCTGACGGCCTGCCGCAGCACTCGCAAGGCTGAGTCTTAACCCATGCCAGATATTTGGGTTTATCCCAGCGGGTCCGCTTTGGCCGCTTCATCAGGGTCTGCGGGGATTCGGGATCCACAAGTACGCCCACGATTGGCTTAATGGCTGGCGCTGGTGGTGCGCCTGCAGGTCCTGCTGATAAAACGAGGGACTTCTTGGCGATGATGCTGGTGGCAGGCACCGCGGGTACGATCTCGCTCTCGCGATAAGTTTCTTTCGCGACTGGCAGGCGTAAAGCTTCACGAGCCATCGACTCTGGCAGCGCATCAATGACGCCGACACGAACAGCCCACCAGCACAACTCAGGCAGGGATATCTCGCGGGTCTTATCGATCGCCAGCGCCGACCGGGCAGTGTCCAGCACCCAGTCGATGACGTTCTGACGCGCCAGCTCCGCCAGGCGCTCGGTGAATTGTTCGCGCAGCTGGTTGTCGCAGTGGCCACAAAGAAGAATCGCGCCGGGCTCATGCCGCATGGTAGTCAGTTCGTGATAGTGGTAGTCGCTGTGCTGGTACTGGCATGTGCCGCCGCCGTGGCGCAGCAACCAGTATTCCAGGCCAGCCAGCCCACCAGCAGCGGTGATCACCTTTTCGTGGAGGAAGAACGGACGCAGCGCCGGGTTGGCCGCCAGCGGCTGGCGAATATCAGGCACCCGCCCGGTCTCAAAGCTGGCCATACTGGCAGGCTGGCTCTCCACCAGCACGCGCCCTGAAATGAACATGGGCATCAGTTCGCTGCCGGGTTTCAGCAGCACTACGCCGAGCTCTCGGGCAATGACCGGTTTCAGCAAGGCGCGCATCAGTCGATCTCCCCGATGACGATCTGCCCTTCTTCGCCCCAGCGCTTCGTCACGCGAGAATCCCAGATATGGGCGTCATCCGCATAGATGGCATCCATCAGGGCTTTTTCCAGGTTGTCTTTGTCGGGCTTCTGCTGATGGGGTTTCCCCGTCATCTCCTGGCGCTTCTTCTTGCTCCAGCTCGGGGGCATAGGGAGGATAAACGTAATATGAGCACCGGCTTCCGGTAGCTCGACGCCCAGTAGCCGAACGTGATCGCAGAACGCACGGTACCGGAGAACCTCCGGCCGCTTTTTCCACTTATCAGCGCGCGTCATCCTGGGTTTGCCCATCGGGGTGATGTTGTAGGTCTTCACGCTTCCCTCCATAGCTTTTGCTGGAAGGTTTTATCCTGCCGTGGGGCTCTGTTGGCCTCAGGCAGATAAGCGGTGAGCGTCCAGTGGATGAGATCGAAATCAAGGCTGCGCACAGTACGCACGTCATTGGCGCGATAGCGGGACTCGAGTTCGTCCACTTCTTTCGTCGTGAGCTGTGTATGGATGAAACTGGTTTTCTTCATGCCGTCACCAGTGAGTGCGCAGGCAAAAAGAAATCGCTGATTCCGAAAGGAACCAGACTAAGTTTTTGTTTGGTAGGTTTTTGCGCCATGGTATCTCTCCAGTGGCGCTAGGTCGCTCCGTTGCCGTTGTTCAAGCGGCGGGGTGATTATGGCAGGCACTCTTTGTTGGCGTCAATGCAGTATCCCGCCTCCCTTGCAAGATCAATGAATTCAGCTAAGGAGAGGAGGTGCTGGTTGTCACGGATGCGTTCTACCCCTGTAATCCTGCCCTTATCGCAGGTCACCACATACTTTCCATCATTTTTCAGGGCATCAGAAACCCTTTGCTTTTGAATTGACAGGACTACATCCATCCCCCACACCCCTTATATCTTTGCTATCACCAAATACGCTCTCCCGGCGGGGAGAAATCTTCTTCACAGAGCCAAAATAACAAATGGCGTAAATTTCCTAATAGGTTCGCCGGAAGAAAAATTCATTTTTTTCTGTAGCGTCTAAACCATACAACAAAACACTGTATGGATAAACAGTATTTATTCGTTTGGCTTAAGTATGCACATGAAAGGCATGCTTACGCAAGATGATTTATCTGTATGATTTAAATAATTTTTATCGCTACTTTCGTGTAAATATTGATCGTTATTTTTAACACGCAGAATCTGCAACTAGCCCTAGGATAAATAACTGATTAGGAAACTTTCGGCGCAATTAGAAGCATTAGTCCGGTACTACTTGCGATATTTCGCGCCTGATGGCGCACCCGGTTAGGTTGGTAATATGTTGCCGCTCGGTGGCTATTAACTGATCGATTTCATAGATCAATATTCTTGTATCGATCGGTAATATCGATCAGGTAAAGAAATGCCGCGGTTAAGCGGCATTCAAGGGTTGAATCAGGCGGCTTGTTCGCTCGCCGCGCAGAGCTCAGGAAGGTTGGCCCGCACCAGCGCCTCAGCGAACGGTGGCGGGACTGCATTGCCGCAGCGGGCCACCTGCTTATCCTTCGCGTACTTCACGCCGCGGTAGTCCTGGTCGATGATGTACCATTCCGGGAAACCCTGGGCGCGGTAGAGTTCTGCTGGCTTCCGATGGACGAGAAAAAGTCCTATGGAGAGGCCCTGACTGTCGATATGGGAATCCCCATATCGCTTGTATGGTAGGTTATGCAGCCTGCTCCAGCTGCTTGCACATTTCCGGTTGGTTTGCTCTCACCAGCGTCTCAGCGAACGGCTGTGGTCAGCAACTCTATCGCAAGCTACTTACTGCAGGGAGTGCTCGTTTCAATTCAGAATTTGAGATTTATTTTGTGTGCGGTAAAATTATATCTTTCTGCTTGTAGACAATACCCTACCGCAACCTTAAAGTTTACCGCACGCAGCACGCTGTGCTTTCATACAAAAGACTTCATGGGACTATTATCTAGTATAAAGCCTTCCATCTTTTTTGCTGTTGTTTGTCCTTTGGCAGTTCACTAACCTCTGGAAATGAAAATTTAACAAATTTTATTAAATCCTCTTCGGAAACCAGTTTTATCTCCTCATCATTATTTACTTTATTATGGATCTTCCATGCTAAATGACCGATTTTATTTAATGTAAGATTTGAAATATCTCTATGGCACTCAGCCATTTCAGCGAAAGCTGTCTGCCCCTTTGTTGCTAATAAATCAAGACCTAAATCATTTATGTCCTTATCGGACAAAAATATAATTGTCATTGCAACTGGGCGATCAAGAGCCATCGCCATTGCGGTAATCAATCTCTTATTTTCATCGCTAAAAATATCTTGGCTTTCTGTCTTCCATACAGACAAAGCATTTTCAAACGTCCTGCAACAGTTTGTAATTCCATCAACTGACATATCCAAGAAATTATCAGTTTCTGGAAGATCATCTTCCCATTTTGAAGTGTCTACTTTTCTAATATAGAAAGACATATTAGCACCTCTTAAGGAAATCAATGATTTTGCTCTTATACTCCTCCAGATATTTCCTAGTATAGGGTTCCATTTCCTCTAAAAGAGTAATGGCATCTTTATACCTCCAAGTTTCAATTGTAACCAAAACCGATTCTTTTACGGAGTTGTATTTCTTACTAGCTAAGGCGGTAATTGCCATATTACTAGTTAAAGGGAAATTATTAGCATCAAAAGCAGAAAGTAACATCATAAATTTACTCATGAGCCCAGGTTTCCCACAAGAAACTATGTGTTTCGAAAGAATCCTTACCAAAACATTGTCAATAAAATCATAATGATACTCCTGAACCAACTCCTCAATCATTTTTTGAGTTTTTGAGTCATTACCGAACTGAATATCATCAAAGACAAATGAAGAATATACTTTTGAAACTAAATTGTCCGTTTCTAACTGAACATTTTCAGTAACATTTTTGGTAAAAAAAGGTTGAGATTCCGTTTTACCGCTAGTTTTATTTTGAATAGTCGGCGCATTGTTTAATAAATCAAACTTATAAAACTCCACCCCCCCATCTTCTGATTGCTTCTCATGATACGAAAAAATAGAGGTCGAAGGTTTATCTGTCTTAAAAAAATTAATAAAATAAGACTCATGAGATAAATTACTCATAGCACCCTCACTCACCAAACAAATTATAATAATCAGTTACGCTCTTTGAGAATAGTGAGCCAGCAAAAGACAAATCATCAAGTCTAAATTTCTGGCTTGCAATGTCAACATTGACATTATTATCTACACTAAGCAACACAGTATTTCTTTCACTTATCGCTCCGTTTATGTTTATTATAGCAGTTCCTTTTGTAACAGCTAAAATATGATAAATCGGCACATTTTCGAACTCGGTCTCGCAGGCTCGTCTGAAATTCCATTCATATGGTATGATTTCTGATTTGAAAAATTTATTATGAATCCGAGCCTCAAAATCAGCGTTATATTCATAACCTTGGTTAATCACTACAGATATTCTATTTACTTCAGAAAGTTCACTATCGAATAAAAGAACTAATTTTTTAACCAAGATTTGCACTTTTTCAAATAGCTCAGCCTTAACTTCAGTGACCGAAGAGTCAAATTGAAAAGAAATCGCCTGAATTCCAAAGGTTATCGTACAGATTAAACCCTCGCTTTCTTTTTCAATTCTTAATATTTTATTTTTTACACCATTACCATTCACCTCCTCGCCAAACGAAGGAACAAACCCGTCTTCAATAAAGGGCACTAGTTTAAGTATTGCTTTGTTATCGGCTTTTAATAAAGTCTTATTTATGAAAAAATTAACTTGTGTTGACGAACCTATCATTTGCATTTCCATATCCTTACTATAGACTGTATTTGCTAGATTATCAGGCATTTGATATGCCCGACAAGACTTGTTTACTCTGAAGCTAACCAATCCATCCCTTTTACAAAAAATTTCTAAATTTCTAGCATTTTCAAAATCAACAATCCATTTTCAGATGCATACGTACAAGTGTTGGCTAAGATTGAGTTTTAGGCAATATGAACCAGCTTTAATGATGGCCCTATAATTTTACTAATAAAAACCAGCTACCCACCAGCAGCAAACTCTCCAGTTCGACGATCCGTTTTGTGGCGTAGCGCAGTAGCATTTCCGTCATGCTGCACACTCCTGTTTAACACCCATGCGCTGGCATGCGGTCTGAAAAATATCTGACTCCTTCTCGATCCCGATGAACGGTCGCCCGAGTTCCTGGCAGGCAACTCCGCAGGTACCGCTTCCCATAGTAAAATCGAGCACTACGTCGCCGGGATTACTGTAGGTTTCGATGATGTATTTCACCAGCGCCAGCGGCTTCTGCGTCGGGTGAAAATTACCGGTCTGCTTATCGCTCGAGAAGAACTGAACGTCTCGCGGGTACCGCTTTGTCGAATCGTACTCGGTCAGGGTCAACGCCTTGCCGTAGCACTCCGAATTAACAGTCTTCCGCTTACTGGTCTTGCGGGTATGGCCCTCAGTCATCTGCGGGTTATACGTCGGCTGGCGGCGGTAAAACACCTCGATATTTTCATGCGCGCGCAGCGGCTGCTTTTTGGCATTCAGGAAGCCTGTGGCGTTACCTTTCTCCCATATCCATTCAGAGCGCCAGTGTCGTAAGTTGCTGGCAACCAGCACGCTGGTAAATGGCTGCGCTGAAAACAGGACAATTGCCGCCGTCGGCTTAGCGATGCGATAGAGCTGCTCCCACATCAGCGATAAGTCGAGAACCGAATCCCAGCGGCACTGCGTTGTGCCGTAGGGTATGTCAGCACAGACCAGGTCTACCAACCCGGTGGCGATAGTCGGGAAAACGTCAAAGCAATCTGCGTTGTGCAGCATACTGGCTGTTGATTTGCCTCCAGCCGTGCGCAAAATACCAACTTTTTGGGTCCAGTTAGTCATTCTGCACCCCGGGCAAGTAACGCATCATGCAGAGCCATAGCGCCGGCTTCTCGTTGAGCAGCATCTTCGTAGCTGATGCCGTTCGTCTCCATGATGCAGTCCCTGTCGAGATACTCTGAGCATTCATCCAGGGCTTTCCTGATACCCTGCTGCTGCATGGCCGCCAGCGCATCGCGCTGCTTCGTCATCTCGCGCAGCGCCGCTGTGGTGCAGTCCAGACGTTCGGCCAGGCGCGATACAATCTTCGCCATATCGATGAATGGCGTATCGCTGCTCAGCGTTTTTGCAAACTGATGACCAACGGCCACCAGCTCTTTGTTGCTCAGTGAATCACTCATGCCCGTGCACTCCCGATAATTTTGTGGATCTGATAGCCCTGCCAGTTCTGGCGGCAAACGTCTGCAATGCTGGGCCGCTGTTGCGCCACCGGCATTGGCTTGATGCGAGTCTCCCCGCCCGGCTCCATGACGTAGACCGGGTGGCGGCGCTGGCCGATGTTCTTCACAGCGCCAGCATCAACGAGGTGCTCCAGCAGGCGGCAGGCCTTTTTGCTGTCGCAGCCCAGCAGCCGGCGAACCTGACGCGGAGTAATCTCGCCGCCGTGCTGGATGGCGCGGATGATTGTCCAGAGGTTGTTACTTGCCATCGGCTATGCCCTCTCAGCCATGCGCAGACACTCTTTGCGGCGCTTCGCTATACGGGAAACCTCGACAGAGCTGCAGGCAGTGCCGAACATGTCCGAATACACTGCAGCTGCGCGGCGCCACAGCCCCTTTTCTTCCAGCGCCTTCGCCTTCTGCTCTGCAACCTGCATCTTGATCGGGTCGCTTTTCTCCTCCATGCACGGAAGGATTACATCCGGAATATCGGCATGCGGCACCGCCGCATAGGTGTACTGGACACTGTTGCGGGAGCGGGTTATCACTCCATCGTCGCTCAGCTCGCGCAGAAGCTTGCCTGCTGTAGCGCCTGACATATCCAGCGCTTCGGAAACGTCGCCAACGGCGCAGTTCGGTTGGTAGCGCACAAAAACTGCCACCTGCTCTTTCTGGGTTAATGGTTTTGTCATTGGTCAAAACTCGTTTAGTTATTTCACAAGCCGTAAATGGCTCACGTTTTTGCGGTAACTTCCCCAGGTGAAATTCACCCAGATGCCGTTATCCATGGTCAGGCGATCCATTGCGCGCTCGCCAAGCGTTTTCGATAACTCCTCAAAGTTCAGGTTTGTCAGCACCCCCACAGGTTTCATTGCCGCCAGGCGGCGATCGATAATTTGATTCAGCAGTACCCACTCGTTGCGTGTATCGCGCTGCACCCCAACTTCATCCAGCACCAGCAGATCCACTTTGCAAAGGTCGTCCAGCAATGCAGATTCGGACTGCCCCTCGTCGTAGCACTTGCGTGCACGCAGCATCAGGTCAGGAATGGTCACCACCAGAACAGTGTGATTACGCTGCAACAGGAAGTTGCCCACAGCTGCCGCAAGATGGTTTTTCCCGGTACCGCAGCCGCCACTAAACACAAAGCTGGCAAAACCGCTGCCGAAGTTCTGGGCGTAACTCTTTGCCAGTGTCAGCGCGCTTTTTTGCCCCTCGTTGCTCACCTGGTAATTTGCGAAAGTGCAATTGCGGTGCAGATCGCAGATACCGGAACGGCCAAAAATCTTCTCCGAGCGAGCGCGCTGATTTTCTTTTTCCAGCTCCGCTGCTCTCTTTCGTCCCTCCTCCTGTTGCCAGGCCATTAACTCCGTGGCATTGGTGAACTTCGGCTGAATGCCTTCAGGGATCAGTCGCTGAAGGCGGCCCAGAACGTCATTCGTCGTTTTCATCGTTACCCTCTAAATCCTGGTGGTATTGCATTGTCAGGTGTCGATACTGTCAGGGCTAGCTGGCGGCGCTGGCCTTTCGCCTGAGTGGCCGCTTTAGCACGAGATGTTCGCAGACTGGA